GTCGTGTTCTCTTGGGCAGATAACGCTCACCAGTAGCCTTCTTGCCCTGCACAGAGGGCTTGCCAGACTTGGTGCCCCACTCCTCTTTAGTCCACTTGGACAGGCTCTTCTGCTTCTTACCCTTGCCGCCACGATAACCACCACCAGCCGCCTTGTATTGCTGTGCCAGCATCTGAGCCTTACGCGCAGACCACTGACCAGCCTTGCCACCCTTACTGCCAGCCATAATCTTGTTTTTCAGGCGTTCTCGCAGCTTCGGCTTGGTGTATTTACTCTTCTCAGCCATTGCCTAACCCCAGTGTGTAGGCCTTGCCATCATAACTCAATGATGCGTTGCGATTGTCTGCTCTGTTCTTGTAGCTACAATGCACCCAACCGCTCTGAGGGTCTTCAGGATTGTGGAACTCAAGGATAATCTGGTCAAAGCTGAGATTGTCCTGCACCCACTTGGCGACCTCATAGTTGGACACACCAATCACCTCAAAGTCAGCCGCCTCGCCTTTCGCGTGTTGGCTGGTTGACTTACTACCTATAGCCTCACACAGAGATGGGCTTCTGTAGCCGCTAGAGATGATTACAGGGCGACCAAAGCGTTTCCTGACAGGCTCTAGCACATTCTCACAGAGAGCCTTCATAGAGGCTTTGTGTTCCTCTGAGGGGCTGTTGTCTATACCAAGTCGCGTGGCGGTCTGACTCTTTGTCATCTCACCCAGCGTGAAATGCTCAGATAAGCGATTGCTCATTGTCACTTTCCCCGCAAGCTCATCAGTTTGTCTGCCCCCTTGATGCCGAAACTGGCAGAGATAGCGATGAACAGAAGATATTGATACCAGTCAGGCAAGCTCTCAAGGATTACGAAAGCTTCTCGCACACCCTCCCGTGTCGGCTCATAAAGCGCGAAGGGCAGGGGCAATAATAGCACCACAAGGGCAAGTTCGTCTTTCCAGCTTCCTGTGGTTGCGTCTGCCATAGTATTTTCCCACTCGACCTCTCCTGCCGCGACCTTTTTTGATACTTCCGCATCTGCCTCTGCCTTTGCGACACGCGCTCGTGACTTTGCCTTCGTCTCCGATACTTTACCATCTACCCAATTCCCAGCTATACCAGCAACGGCAGTCAATAAGTTAATCATTGCCTCTTTTTAACCTCTGTAAAAGCCCGTCTTATCTGGGCGTTCTCATCCACCTCAAACTCACAACAAGAAACTTTCGTCTTTTTCTTTGTTATGGTTCTGACGCATCTTACCACAATGCGCCTCGCGTCCAAAGCCACATAACAGATTATGTCTGCATCATCATCTGTAATGATGCGCTTTTGCCTACTGCCACGGGATGTCATAAAGTTGTATCTTCTGCTTGTCCCGTCCTGATTGGAAGCGGCCTTGACCTCAACCCTGTAGCTGTTGCTGTCATCATCCAGAACGATAAGGTCAAAGCCTTCATGGTTCACTAAGGCTGTTTTGTAACCAAAGCTTTCAAATATAGCTTGAGCCAGAAGCTCCCCTACTTTGCCGATTTGAACGGCTCCCCTCACGATACGTCCTATACAGATGAAGTTATATGTCAGTCATTAAAAACACTAGCAAAAGAAGGAAGAAGACCCCTATGCCGCCAATAACAGACCCCGCAATCATCATCATTTCTTTTCGCTCTTGCGCCCTTTTTCGGGCAATGCGCTTGGCCTCCGCAATCCGCTCTTTTTCTTCTCTTATTTGCTTGTTCCGCTCTGCGATGATTTGCTGAAAAGTGCCGTGCCCGAAGCGTTGATTGATGAGCGTTCTCATCTCATCTATTGCTTCTTTGGCAAGCTTCGCATCTATGACCTTGTTGGCTGCGTCCTTTGTTTGACCCAGCATAGACTTGTCCGAAAACCTTTCAGACTGTATCTGCTTCTCTCCAGCAAGCAGTCCGTCCAAAGCACCAGCAATGTCCTTGATGTCATTAGCTGTCGCAATGTTGCTCTTAATAAATGATACAGACTTTTGCACCAAAGCGATGCCAGTCAGTGCGGCACTAATCGGTTCCATTGCTGCGTTCTCGCAATGCTTGCCAAATACGAATCCCTACCAAAACAAGACCACCGCACATGACCAAAAGCTCGACCCAAGCAGTCGCGCCAGTTACCCACATTGGGGCACTAACTGCTCCAGCACCGATAGCTATGTCTTGGACTGTCTTGCTTTCCATCAGTCTGCTGCCTGTATCGTAAGTGTACCAGCATCTACTTGGCGTAGGATTTCGGCGTAGTGGCGGTTGGCTGGGTCAAGTGGGACAGAATATTCTCTGCCATCAATGGTTGCTTGAACCATTGTATTTTCGCCCTGATACTGTGAATACTGTGCTGATGTAATAGTCATTTCTTGCATTTTATAACTCCGCATCCAATTCATAGAAGGCAGCATGAGAGCGTAGGTATGCTCTATTGGCGTTATCTGCTGTCAAACCACCTGACACGGTTATTTGAATTAAGCCATTTTGTGTTCCATCCACCAACATACTGACCGCCGTTGATTGCCTTGCTCCCATTGAACCAAAAAGTTCTGCATCGGTAGCACTGCTAACTCCAAACGTGGGATTTGCTCTTAATTGTTTTTCCCAGTCCTTAACAACATAACCAACGGTTGTGCCTGCCGCTTGAGCCAGCCCAATATAAACATTATCATTATTGATTCGGGTAACTCTCTGATAATACCTCATGCACAAATCCAACTCCTCACCAAAACTGCGATGCTCAAACTCAGTGGCTACGGAGCCAACTTCGAGTTGCATCCCTGTAATAAAAAAGGTTCTATCGGTACTATCAAAGAAACTTGATATGCCTACTGCTCGATTTGCATTTGTAGCTGATGCCCAAGTTTGGTTAAGCGTTCCACTGGTAAAATTACTTCCCGCATGAAGAAAAATATTAATCATCATGCTGGCGGCATTGTCATCATCAAATGCACCTGTCGTGTCTGCTGGATAGGTTATTTCTACTCTTGTCCAATCAGTTGTAACTGAAAACAATTTTGATACTTGCCGTGTGTTGTCAAAATCGTATAATTCAACAGCATAAGTTGCTGACGCATTCCCCTTCACATAAAAAGAAAGGGTGTATTCTTTAGCATCACTTGTGCCTTTCATAAATCTTTGTAAATCTTGACCTTCAGGTCTATATTGAAGGCCAACAAACTCGTCTGCCGCAATAGAAGTATCAGCCGTTGTACAGTCAAGTTTAATACAATTAGCAAAACCAGATGGGCCATCTGCTGTTTGCGTCATTGTCAAACGACCCGCCGTACCAGAACATCCAAGTTTAAACCTATCGACAGTGAAATAACCTGACGATGCACCTATGCCTGTAACTGAGGTCGAGCGTTGTGCCACCTGCATTGCACCATTAATAATCAGGTTGCGCCGCCCTGACGGAGTGCTGGGTATCTGTGCGAGTTCTCTTGCGTTGCTAGTCATTATTCAGCCTCCAGTGCGGCAACTTTAGTTTCCAGCGTTTCAATCTTTGCTTGGGCTTCTTGTAGTGCCTTAATTGCAAGCCACATTGCGCCTTGTTCCTTCACACCCTTTCTTATTATTGGTTCAGAAGTTGGGTCGGGGCTTCTGTTAAACTCGCTAATTAATTCTGGACAAGAAGTTTCAAACTCTTGAGCAATAACGCCATATCTTTTATCGTCGCTGTCTGCATCTTCATTAAAATGAAACTTTCTAACTTGCCAACTTTTTACAGTAGCCCAAGCATCTTGAGCGTCTTCGATGTTTTTCTTTTCACGCTCGTCAGAAAGGTTAGAGTTATTTCCTTGATAATTATGCAACCCTCCGTTTGCTGTAAAGTATGCACGAGGCCCAACATTATCCGTCATATATAAAAAGAAATTACTGCTATTATTCGGAGCCTGTGCCGTAAACTGAATCAGGTTTCCTAGTAGCTGACCAGAACTAGCTGTCATATTATGTGCGTAACTCCACCCCGCACTAATGCTTGAGGTCTGAACAATATTTCCCGATGTTTGAATACGAAATTTGTTCGAGCCATTTGTATAAAAGTCCATATTGTTATTATCGACTTCGTATATTATTCGACCCAAGTATCGGTCACTGGTTGCAAGATTTTTACCAAAGTTAATAATGCAAGATTTGTTTACTGTCCCATTTATTAATGACAGATTCATTTCAGCAGATGCGCCGCCATCGCCCTGAACAGTGAATATCTCACCAACACCACGCACATCTAGTTCGCTGTGTGGAGAAACTGTGCCAACGCCAACAGTATTATTCGTGCTGTCAACCTTCAAAGTGCTGGTGTCAACAGTCAGGTCGCCAGTCAATGTAGTAGAGCCACCCACTGTAACGTCCTGACTGAACTCGCCAGAGAAGACAGAGAAGGTATCAAACCCAAGGATTTCCAGCGTGTCACCTGCTGTGGCACCGCTATCAAGAACAATGCTAGTGCCAGAGGTAGCAGTGTAGTCAGACTTGTCCAGCTTTACGCCGTTGAGGAACACATCGGTAAACTCCGCATCGGTGTAGCTCAATGTGCGGTTATGGTCGTCAGTACCACTAAATGTGGTTTGACCAGCAGTAGCCGTGTAGATAAATCTTCCACGAATACCGCCAAGCGGGTTTCCGAGATAGGCCATTAAGTAATCTCCAAGACCGAGAGTATAGTATCAACACTGTTTGCTGTATTGCTTGTGACCTTTAGAACATCAGACGCTTCCATAACTACTTTTTGCTCACCCCCAACAGGCACAAATGATGAGCCAGTCCCAATGGGAGCGTCCTTAATGAGATGAACATTATCTCCATCATTGTTCTCAAGAGTGACATCTACCGTGACAGCAGAGGAAACAATGTTAGCAATGGTCATGCCAATAATTGTCGTCTGTGTACTTGCAGGGCAGGTGTAAATAGTCATTGCAGCGTCAGCAGCAGTGCTGGAACCGTCAAAAGTTTTTACCTTAAATGTGTTAGCCATCTGTTACCCCAATGCGATTGCCAAGGCGACAGCAGTGCCAGCTTGGTCAACGTCCAAATTAGCACGAGCCGCAGATGCTGTCGATGCGCCCGTGCCGCCATCAGCAACAGCAAGGTCAGTGATGCCAGTAACTGTGCCCCCGCTAATCGTAGCAGAGGTAAACGATGGACTAGTCATTGCCACTGTACCGTCATTTATGTCTGCCAAGTCAGCCATAATCTCACGAAACGCATTGTTTACATGAGATGGGAACATAGCGTTCTCACCAAGCGGCACATCCTGAACGTCTGTATTGTTGGCGGCTGTATTGTCGTACTCTGTAATGTTTGCTTTAGTCATGTCAGCCCTCAATCAACTTAGGAGAGCGGCCCTCTGCGGCAGCTATCATAATCTCTGTATTTAACTGATTTGCCTTTACCATTTCATTGCGAAAGCTCTCAATGGCGGCACCTGCCTGATTAGTCTGACGACCATTCTCAATCATCAATACAGGCAACATTGCCATAGAGCAACCCCACTCAGCCACCTCTTCTCCAGTTTGGGGGTGGGTACCGCGAATCTCAATAAACCACGCACACTCCATCTGCTTGCAAGGCTCAAAGTTATTGAGTGGGCAGTTATGTTTGACTTCCAGCTTCATGGATTAGTCTTTCGTTGCAATGATTACATCAACATAAGAGACATCAAGGTCTATTGCTGTGCCAGTAAATGTTGCCGTAGAGCCTGAGTGGGTGTGGGTGGCAGAGCTACCTGTAGGAGATGTTCGACCGATGGTGGCCTCTGTAGAATCAGCAGCAGTAGCGTACTTAAAGTCATTACCGCCATCGCCTCCAGCACCTCGCGCTTTTGCGACTTGTGTAGTTGAGGTGGGGTCAGCGTCTGCTGTACTTTTAATGCTAGTAGTAAAAGCAAAGTGTCTGTGAGAAGGTATCTCTGAGATACTCAGGGCGTGACCAGCAATGGTAAGTGCAATAGTACCCGCAGGTGTTTGGCTTGCAAAAGCTGTCTCAAAGGCAACGCTACCTCCAGTGCTTACAGTGCCGCTAGTGATACGCAGAGCCTTGTCGTTGTGTGTAGTGTCTTTTGTCCAGCCAGTAGGTGCGGCGGTTTGCTGAAACAGCATCTTGGTGCCAGACGGGAAAGCGTCAATGGTGTTACTGCCAATGGTTGCGGTATCAAAGGACGGAGATACTAGCTTAATAGTGCCATCATTGACATCAGCCAAATCCGCAAGTATTTCCCGCAACGCATTATTAATTCCCGCAGGGCTGCATCCCTCGTCGATGTTCTGACCCTGCACATCAGTATTTGATGCGGCAGCATTTGCATAATCTCTAATACTATTCTTAGCCATAGTTTTATTCCTGTCCTAAAAGTCCACCTGAAACCATCCCGCTTGCAGCAGGAACAAGAGATTGGCCCACAGTGCCAGCACCAGAAAAAAGGCCGCGAGTAATCGGAACGCCAGCGCGTGAATATAGTGGAGCAGCAACCCCTGCTGTTCCTAAGAGTTGATAAAGAGGCCCTAAATTGCCGCTAAGTGCCTGTTGACCGATGCCCAAACCAGTTAGCGGAGCAACCAAAGCACCCTCCCCTCTGCGCCTACCTAGAACCTCTTGTGCCGCTTGAGCAAACTCTTGGTCTGGCAATTTTCCTCTAGCAGCCGCTCTTGGTTCTTGCTGCCTCATAGACTGCATAAGCTGTTTAGGGGTATAGTCGCCACCTTCTGCAATGGCCTTATTTACAGCCTTTTCAATAGGAAGAATGCGCTTATAGGCTTCATTTACATTAGCAAGAGCTTCGGAGCCAGTCTTATCTTGACGCGATAGCTCCTGCCTGAAAGCAGCCTTAACATCATTGAGGGCAAAGGCAACATCTGGGCGACCAGTTTTCATTTTTGTTTTTGCGGCAGAGCCTAAGCGAGACTCAATTTCTTTAAGAACCTTTCCATCAACCTTACCCGATTTGGGCATCTTAGAAAAAATATTACCAACAAGGTCGTTAAACTCTTTTAAGTCTTTCCCATAAAGAGTGGGTTGAACATCGACAGCTTCTGCAATTCCTCTTTGAACTGCCTGAGTCATCTCTTCGGCATAACCAACACTTAAAGAAGGAATAACTTTCCCATACTCTTCCGAAATAATCTCTAACGCTTTATCATAAGCTTGAGTGCCGCCCATTTCTTTAGCATCTGGAAGAGACCTGCCGATAGGCTTCAAAGCCCTGTTCATTGTTGCCCCTGTAAAGCCAGATATAGCTCTGCCTCTAGCTTGCTCAACAAATTCCCTAACAACAGGAATAGCACCCATAGCGGTTTCGATGCCCCTAGGAATACCCCCCATTGCCTGACCTGCCGTAACAGGAACACCCTCTTCAATCAATTTTTTAGCTTGCTCAGATACTTTAGGGAGTGCGGCACCAATAGTACCTCCAAGTACGCCGCCTGTTGCCGCACCTACTCCAGCACCAGCCAAACGCCTACCTTCTTCAGCAGCACCTGCGCCATACAAGCCCCCCTCTATTGCACCTGCTGCGGCAGCACGAGCGGGAGCGCTTCTCAATGCAGAAGACACCCGCGCAAGACTTGGAGATGCCTGAGAAGCACGAGCAGCAGAAGGAAGAAGTGTCGCACCTTGAGTGGCGCGGGTTGCGGCAGGAAGAAGCGTTGCACCTTGAGCGGCGCGACCCAAAAGACCAATTCCAAGAAGTGATGTAGGAATTGATGCCGCTACTTCAATCGGATATGCAAGCAGAGGAGACTCATCTCTAAACTTTGAAAGAGCCTCCCTTTCTTCAGCAAGAGTTTCTTCATAAGTTTTATCTCCAAGAGACAAAGCAAGCGCGGTAAGCTCATCCCCAAAGCCAAATGTCAAACCCTGCCCAGCAGCACGAGCCACATCATAAAAAGTTGAAGATGAATCATCATCCTTCGCTCTATTCTTTTTGCGCTCCAACGCCTTCTTTGTAAGCTCTTCTTTAGATGCCATAATAATACCTAGTTCAATCCACGCCACTCTAAACGCTGCTCATACGGAGTGTCAGCCCAGTCATCCTCATCAAGACCAGCATCAAGAAATTCTTGAGGAATCTCAAAGGTGGGCATAGACACTACATCGTGAGATAGCGCACCCTTAAAGTCTCCAGAAGAGGCATTGTAAAATGCTGTATTACCACGATATGTCTGATATTTTTCTTGCAAAACTGACTGAACCGCACGAGCTACAATTTTAGGGTCTGTTGTCCAATCTCCAAGGTAATTACCAAGACGTTCCATTACACGCCTAGCATCCTGCTCGGTCATAACACCGCCACCAACAACCTCTTCCCTAAACATACCCAAAAGACCCTGCTGCTCACCTTGAGCCAAACGTCTAGCAGCTTCTTGAGGAGACAAATCAGCACCAAAAAATGTTTTAATATCCCCGCCCCAACTTTGCAGCTTTCCTTTAATACCTTTTTCAAGGTCAGGAAGTTTGTCAAAAAATCTTTGAGCATTTCTAAATTGACCAGCAACTGTATTCAAATCAGTATACTCATCTCTAAGTTCTTTACGAGATGCTATTCCCTTGCCCATTATTCCAGTGCTTGATGGAACATACTGATTTGTGTCAATAGGCTCAAACGTAGCTTGGTCTACAACCTGCTGAGTTTGAGTATCCGTAAGGGTTCTAATAAAATCACTTGGATTGTCTTTGTTTACATACAAAGAAGGATATTTATATCTAGTTCCAACTCTTCCTGAACCAGACGCCCTAGCCAAATCAGCCTGAGCTTTCAGCGCATCAAGCATAGGCTTTTGCACAGCTTCTTGCTCTGCCGCTCGTAAGGTGGGAAGCATACCAGCAACACCCATTGGGGTAACAGGTCTTAGGTCTGCTGGGTCATAAGACATCATAGGTTGAGCCATACGCTGTGCCTCATAGAAGCGCATAACATCAGGAATGTCCCTAACTCCCTGAGACAGAGGCTGGGCAAACTGCTGACCAAGAAGCCCTGCTGTTTGGCCTATGCCACGACCAATGGACTGACCAGCATCAACTGCACTAGAGCCAAGACCAAGAAGACCAGAACGAATATCAGATAAAAGAGCCATAATATAACCTACCGACTTGGCCTTGGAACTGGGCCACCTATAATACTTCCAGATTCGAGGTCAAGGGGGCCACCTGAACCAAGATTCGGCCTTCCCAAACCACCTAAAAAGTCACCAAACATGCCAGTCCCATAATCAATAAGCTGACCACTAATCGCACTTTTTATCTTGTCGCCAGTGCTATACTGAGGTGCTGAGTAAACAGGTCTGGTTTCTGTTTGACCAAATGTTGCCCCAGAAATAAGGTCTTGATACTCACGCAGAGATTGAGCCTCTTGCTGTCTGCGAATCAGGTCTTCCTGAGATAGCAAGCCAGCAAGCTGTAGCTGACGGTCAATATCCCCAAACCCAAGTGCGCCAATATCTGGAGCAAGACGGGCACCCGCTTCCATAGCACCGATGCCCAACCTGCCAATATCGGCAAGGCCAGTAGCGGCACTAAGTTGACGTTTAAGGTCGGCTTGCTGCGCTTGAAGAACAGCAGGTGCGGCAACACTAGCAATGCCTGAACCAAGAGCCTCACCAAATAGACCACTACCCAAACGACCCGCTTTACCAAATTGGCTGGTTGTACGTTGAATCGCGGGGGATATCGCGCTTTCTAAAGCAGCCTGAAACTCTGGTGTCGATGTTGTTGCAGGAGCAGCCGCAAGACGCTCAAACACCTGCTGTGCAGGAGAAAGAAAGGAACCAGCCCCACCAAGAAGCCGACCTGTTGCAAACTGCGCTTCTGGTGTAAGTGGTGTACCAGCTTGCGCCATGCCAATTCCCTGTTGAATGGCAGAAAGCTCTAGGGGGGAAAGTTGCTGATACTGGCCTAATTGACCAGATTCAAATAATTTTTGAGATTCGGTAGCGGCCTGTTCAAGCAGGGGCTGAATATAAGCGGGGGCTTGTGTGTTAAACTGTGCCTGACCTACAGATGGCCCCTTTGGTTTTGGTGCAAGCGCACTACCAACAGCAGTGCCTATCATGCCACCCACAGGGCCACCAAGAGCAGTGCCTACTGCGGGAGCCAAACTACTTACCACACTACTCATTTGTTAAATCCTTTTCAAAAACCCTAGAGCGTTCTTTGTAGCCGCCAAGGGCTTTTCCCCAGCCAGCGCGACCATTTATCAACACTTTACTACAGCCCTTATCTTTTGCCAAGTTTTCTATGTGTTCTGTCATTTCAACTAACTCTTTCAAATCGCCGCCAGCAAGATGATAAAGAAGAGCTTTGGCTAAACGACTTTCAATAACCTGAGTAACTATCGCGCTATCTTTGCCCATCCATAAATCTGCTTGATTTCTAGCCAGCATATCCCTGATATCATCTATATCAAGCATCCCATCGCTGTACTCTAAGGCATCAACAAGATATCTCTTAGCCCTCACCCAATCCTTACTTCCTCCCCTGTAAATCATCAGCCTATTATAACGTATGCAATACTACTGCTATGACCATGATTTTTGTGACCAACAACAAAGCTACCATTGGCACGGGAGCTAATATATGGGTCAACATCATAATAATGAGAGTCAAGCCCAACAAACAGAATAACGCTATTAACACTGGCACGGCGGTCAGTCACAGTGGTTGACGTTGTCCCGCTTGCAGCCGTAAATGTTCCTGTGCTGTTAATCTTGCCCTCCATGATGTTGTTTACCACTTCAGAAATCTGACGAGGTGAACCACCTTCTTTGGGAAGATTGCGGAACTGATTAGCCATTATCTACGGCCTCTAACCTGACCATCAACGTCAATGCCCTGTACATTCGTCCAGCTTCCGCTCAAGTTAATACGAACACGGTGAAAGCGACCAGAAGACCGCACAGGACAAAAGTTGTCGGCATTTAGGCTTGATGCTGTGCCAAAGGTGACTTCGGCGTTACCAGAATCCCTAGAGGCAACTTGAGCAGTAACGGTAAGAGGTGAACCACCATCGTTTTCAATGTACGGAATAATTCCACTTACAAGAGAGCTTCTTCCCGCTTGCAGGTCGAACTCGCCAGTCTCAACAATGGCGTCTAAGTTATCACCTGTGAAGGTTTGAATCTTTTTGTCTTTTGCCCCAGCAAAGAAAAATTCACCACCCTTGTAAACTGCGGAGTCAAGAGAGCTGGGCAGTGTGTCCAAGTTGGTGGAAATGGTAGCAAGACCCTCAAGCGTGTAGCCAGCCGTAAATAGAGGTGCCATTGCATCCAAGCCAATGCTGGCTGTACTCCAGCTATCTATTGCGTAGTTGTAAATAATAAGCTCGTCAGGTGTTCCATCACCAGAGTCAACACTAGGATAAGACCACACAACAATCTGACGAGATGGGTCAACAACAGCACTCATACGCGCAGCATTGTTAGACTGAAACCTTTTCAGGAAAAATCTGTTTACCTTCTCTGCGCCAATGGGTTTAGAAGAGCTACCGTCAAATACATAAAAACCATCGTCAGAAAGATAAAATACATTGCGACCAAGAGTGGCAACAGAACCAGAAACCTTACAGCCACGTTGCAACTGAACTTTATCAAATTCAAAAACAAGCGGCGAGCCAACATACTGTGCGCGTACAATTCCCTTCTCCATTAGGATGGTTGCATATTCACCACCAACAAGACCAGTAACAGCACCCATATCCGAGATGTCCTGAAAGTCTGCCTGTGTGTTGGGGTCAATAGCCCAGCTATCATAGTCACCAATACCAGACCATCGAACACGATACGGCTTCTCACCATCAGTCGTGTCATTGGTATAGCCACACATCACAAAGTCACGCACAACAGCAATAAACCGTGCTTTAGGTGGGGAGCCGCCTAAATCAGCAAATCGACCACCCCCTGCTGCTGTAATTGTTTGGATAGGGTCACTATAATTAGTGGCAACAACATTTTCACCAAACTGGACAAACCGCCAGACGTAGCCAGTACCCGTTGTGTAAGATGCGTCAGATGTTTTTGAAATATCGTCAAGACTCGAATCCGTAGCGTCAAATTTGTAAAGAGAGTTTTCATCGCCAACATATATTGCAGCAGAGGCTGAGTCATCCTTTGCAGCAAACAATCCACGAATAAATTTATTTGTTGCACCAGAAAACGGTAGAACATCGGGAAGGTTTGTGTACCCATTTGCGGCAGGAACAACATTGGTTGCTACGGTGGCTCCAGCATTTTTATACGGAGGCTGGTCAGGTAAAAATTGTCCTAGCTTAATCATTGCACACCCCAAGTTTCAGAGCCTTCAGAAACAACAGTCCAAATCTCTGTTCCTTCAGATACCTCTGTCCACGTTTCACCACCTTCGCTAACTATAGACCAGTCTTCGCCCAAAATCTCTACATCTGTTTCTCCAACAGAAATAATAGCAGACAAGGAAGATGCGCCATCAAACTGACCCGTTGCAACAGCAGCAATAATTGCCTCAGTAGCAGGAGTTGCAGCACCTGTTGCAAGAATACCGCCAGCAGCAGTCATGGTGGCTGGGCCAACAACTAAAGATGCGCCAAACTGTACTCTAATGCCCTCTGAGGTGATTGTAACGGCAACGCTTGGGCTACCCTCACCAAACTGTATTCTTATGCCTTCTGACGTTACTGTGGACGATGCAGACGGTGTTGAGGCACCAAACTGAATCCTAATACCAGATGATGATACAGTTGCTGAAACAGAGGGTGTAGCCTCACCTTCACGCAGGGCTAACGTATTCCAAAACGCAGCGTCAAGAGCCTGATTAGGTAGTTGCTCTAAGTAACCCCAGTTATCAAGCTGCTCAAGGTTTGGCCCTACAATGTCAGCCATAACTAAGCTGCCGTAATGTCAATACCTGATGCAGCAATCTTAAAGATGTCACCGTCAGCGATAGTTTTTGATGTGGTTAGCGCAGAGTGGAAAAGAAGGTTGCCGCTCGTTGACGCATCCCAGAGGCCGATATGAGTAATCGTTCCAAAATCACCACCAGAAGCAGCAGGAAACTCAACGGCACCACTATTAGAAGCAGTACCAGATGAAGCAGCACCGAAAGCAATGGTTTGACGAGCATATCCATTCCCGCTTACTTCTGTGCCCGTTCCAGCATCTGTTGGGTCGGCAGTGTGCAGTGCAACATAAACATTAGATGGCGAGGACGTACTAGACGTTCCAAGAAAGTGGTCGAGAAACTTGTTCTCAAGGTAATCGCTCATTGCGCTCATGTCAGTTCTCCGTAATCAGATTTCATTTGAAGCGCAGAACCAGCTTGCTTGCTCCGCTCTTCTTCGCGCTTAACTTCATCAATAGCCCGTGTAAACAACTGTTCATACACAGTAGTTTTCTGGTCGTCCATCAAATATACACTAGCCGCAGCCAAAGAACCATAAAGATATGCGTCTGGATGACGAGTCAGTATCTCATTGGTGCTGTTACTATCAGAAAGGTCTGGTACGCCTTCTTGATACACAATCTCTGCCGTGTACGATGAGTCAGGCTCTGGAGCAAACTTAATCTCACCGCCGATAATAGTATACGCACGAGGCTTGCCTTGTGCATTGCTTGCGTACAACTCATCCAGCTTTGCTGGTGTGTAATACTCAAGAACCTCTTTAGGAGATGTGTTTAGCTTAACCAAACGTATGGAGCGCAGGTCTGTCGGCAAAGAAACGTATGCGTCACCACCCACAAGAGTCGCCGTAGCCCTCTTCTCCTGACTACGAGCGTTCATCTCACGAGACATGCGAGACTCTGCAAGAGATATAAAATCTGGGATTTGCGTGGTCAAATCATCACGAGCCAAAAAGTTGGCAATAGATGTTTTTAGCTCAGAATAATTTGTAATAGCCATTATACGCTGCCGCCGCCAGTCCTAAAGAACCTGTTATCATAATCATTCAGCCACTTCTTCCAAGCCTTCGGATTATGCTTTGGTTCACCCAACTCTTTAATAAGCTGATGATACAGAGCCGAAGGTATTTCCGCAACCTTCTGATGGTGTTTTTGTGTATTACCAATCAGAGAGTCTTGCCTGTAGCTGTTTCGCTCTTCCCTGTTACGAGAAAGCATAGCGTCTACGTTCTGCTTACTCTCGTAAATAATCTTGCCATCTTCGTTAAAATGCGCCCACGTTTCCTTACCAGAAAGAGGGTCAGACGTAACAAGTCTTTTCTTCATCTTTCTCCCCAAAAGTAATGGGGGTAGCCGAAGCTACCCCCTAAAGACTTACGACAGGTTGTAAACCGCACCGTGAGCTTTTGGTGCAGATACTTTCAGAGTAAATTCCGTAATGATTTGGAACTTCTCTGAGTCACCCGTTTTAGCCAAATCGTCAACCGTGAAGTTACGGTTGGGAAGTGTGCAGATGCTTGCGTAGTCACTGTCGAGCAGATACACGCGGTCATCTGAGGCAAAACGGTCAATGACCACATCAAGCTGCCCATAGTCGCTGAGATACAGCGAAACCGACCCAACAATAGCTGCCTCACGAGGAGCAGTATAGTTGATTTGGTTGGTAGCAACTGAACCACTGTTCAGGTCACTAAAGGAAGCCTTCTTAGCAGGAGAAACAACGAGCATGTTCGGCTGACCACCATCGGTGTAGGCAGCTTGCATAGCAGCGTCAATCATAGCAAGAGTCATGGTGCGATTCGTGCCATCCATAGCAGGAACGTGCGTGCCAGTGCCAACACCTGCATTGAAAGCAGTTTCGTCACTAGCGATAGATACGTTGGTAATCCAGCTTGACAGAGTACCAGCTTTACGCGGGTCAGATGCGCTACGAGCCGTATCTGAGTTCAGATACTTTTCTATGTCGCGC